TGATCTCTTTGATTCTCTTAATTCCATGTTTATCAGTTTCTATAATGGCTTCAACTTCTTTACATGACCATTTAGTAACATCATTAGTTCCATCACGTTCAACTTTGCGTTTTTGTTCTAAGCAATCTGCGACATTTAATTTTGGAGAATAACCTTCTAGTTTGTCATTCATATACATCAGTAAAGCAAATACCACTTCAAACATTATTTACCTCTTAATGAATCTAATTCTTTTTCTAGCTTATCTATTTTCTTTTCTAACTGACTAATAATTACTTTAGTGTGTACGTTTTCTTCTAATTGTTTTGAGTGCTTGTCTATTGATTTAGCTTGGTACTCAATCAACATATACATCTCTTGGTTCTTAGGAGTTTGTTCTGCTTTTTTAAGTAAGTCTTGCGACATTAACTTTTCATTAGTTTCAAGTCTATTAAGTCTTTCAACGATTCCAAAGTAAGTCCAAACAGCTACAACGATAGCAGATACAATAGCTACTATATTTTTAATTGGTAAAGATACTTGCGTTTGATCGCTTAACTTTAGACTATCCATTTTGATCTTCTTTTACATGAACTGGTCTTGTAGCAAGACTTCTAGCTATTGCTTCACCAGATCTGCCTAGTGTATAACCCGAAAGCCCACAGGTTAGTAAAGTCCACACATCTGAAGGTAATTCTACATCTGTTTTAATTTTAAAAAATAAAAGTATTATTGGACTTAAAATGTAATTCCAAAAAATTATTGCAACTAATAACCACATTAAAACTGGTCTCCAATTTGCTTGAAGATATGACCCCTTAGACTCTGCTAAAATTATACTTGCTGAAGCTTTCATTTCTTCAGTTCCTGATTTCATTAATTGTAAATTAACTTCTGCTTTTAGTTTTTCTTGTAAATCTTTGTCAGGAATAGATTTCTCTATTGTTTTAAAAACTGAACCTATGATCGGTGCAAAAGCACCTAAAGCTGGAAGCATATTAATCTACTGCACAAATGTTAATTTCACCTGTACCCCCACCATGAGATATAAAAGCTACTTTCTGTCCACTAACAAAAGCAAATACTTCAACGTGATCTGGTGGAACAAGTAAATCTTCTTCTGTGGCAGTTGGGTTAGCACCGAATTTAATATGACAATGACCAGTAGTTGAAATTCTAATTAATCCTGAACCAGTAATAATAACTGATGATTGTGCTGATGATGAACCTATTGTGTGAGATTCTGGTGTAAAATCTGGGTCTATCTTAGTTACTATATAATTTGACATATCTTATCTTAAACTCCTTAAATTTGCCTATTTAAACCGACAAATTACCCCTTTTTTTTGATATTATAGGTTTAGTTGTCGTGTATCGTAATTTTAAAGCCACTATGCCTTAAAATCGGTTTAAATGATATTATCTACTTTTGGTTGTATCTATAAGTAGTTCTATGTAGTGTTTAGCTTTTTCTAAGTCGCTTACACCACCCTTCTCTTTAAATCTTAAAATATACTTTATGATATTTCCTTCTACAAATCCAATATTATTTTTAATGATAAATTCTACTGGTTGGATTTTATATTTCTTGTAGTGGTTTCCACCAACTTGTTTTTTATAAGACTTCATAGACTGTTCTATTGTTTGATTTGTATGCTCTTAAATACATTTTACGATTGCCTAATGGTTTGTAAGAACAATGTACCCAACCAGAATTAGGTTCTTCAGCTTTCCAAAATTCTAATATGCACTGGTCATAGTCTAAGTGATTTACTATCCAGTCAGAAACTTCTTTATTAGGTATTCCAAGTATTTCAAAATCTACTGCTTGTCCAAATGTATGTTGTGATGTTACAGAACTTCCTATGGCTTTGCATAACTCAGGAGAACGATAGCCAGAAGTAATTGTAATTGGTTTGTTAAAATAGTTTCTTACTGGTTCTAAAATAAACTGACATACATTTTGTAAATTAACTAGAACTTCATCTGTTGGAGTGTTGTCTATTTGTAATCTGATTGCAGTATCAGAATAGATAAATTCTCTTAAAGAAAAATTTAAACTAACTTGCCTATCCATTTGCCATCTCTATTTAAAACACAAGGTGCTAACTTTGGTTGTGAATCTATTATTAAACCAGTTCCAATTATAAATCTAGTTTTAAAATTCTTAGCATATTCAAAAGCTAAAGACTTTTGATCTATTAAACAACCTACTTGCATACCCCAAAAAAGATTATCAGGATTAGCCCAGTATTCTATTTTAAACTTAGTATGAAAATGTCCCTGTACACAATTCATTCCATTTGTTTGTGATACTTTTAAAACATCAGCAGAACGACCATGAGTGAATAAGCATCTTTGTTTATTTGGTAAAGTAATAGTCAAGTCATCTGCCCACTTCCATTTCTTAGTTCCTAAGAACTCGCCATATTCTTTTAGATATGCTCTTGGCATACCATGTTTTAAAGCACGTCTATAAACCATTGATGAATGGTTAGAATCTATTTCTATAAGTTCAGGGAATATTGATTCAAGTTCTTTTACATAATCTTTTGCTTTAACAAGTTCATGTCCAGCAGAAAACAAATCAGGGTTTGAATCGTGGAAACTAAGTGCGTGATGATCTAGTAAATCACCAATAGACATTACGAATGTAGGTTTGTATTCCTTTTTTAATGCTTTTAGAAAATCAAAAGAATCTTGCCTATGATAAGGCAAATGTAAATCTGATATAACCAGAATCCTTCTTGTGTCCATAACTAACTACTAGTTGTATTCGTTTTACTTGGCAAGGAATAAAGTTAATAGTGCCATACTTAAAGTTCCAAGAGCAATAAAGATAGACCAGAATAGTTTTTCTAATCTTTTCTCCAGCTTATAAACTGAAGTACCTAGTATTTTAATTTCTCTACGGATTCCTGTTATATGTCCCTTTAGACTGATTAATTCTTCGTTGTGAGTTCTTGCCATTGTCGTTTAAGCATTTGCAAGACTTTAGCAAGACACACCCACCAATCCAAAGTTTGTAAATGCAATTAATATTATGCAGTGTGTTTATCAAACTATTGTGTTTTAATAAAGTTATTTTTTGTAGAATTGTTCTATGTTCTTAGCATAGTCTTTCCAAAATGTTTTAGCATCTTCAAAAGCATCTGCATAGAACTTAGTCCAATAAGCTTTTATGTCTGAATAGTTTAGCATTGTTATCTCCGTTTGTTATTGCCAACATATAATGTTGCAACATACGAAGTTCAAGACTACTTGATGTTTAAATGTATTTTAATTGATTCTATAAAGTCGTTAATGGCTAGTTCGTACTTCCAACCAATAAACACTCCAATTATTAAACCTATTATTAATGTAATCATTATATCAAATCCCATTTTCTTCTATTTTCATTCCAATAGTAAATATCTTTTGTTAAATTGCCTTGTTCGTCTAATAAATTCAAAGTATATGTTTCAGGATAAACAACTGGTGCTTCCCATTCTAAAGTTTCTTCATTAAGTAACCAAGAATCAAATGGTTTTGGTTTAAGAAAAACATTTCTTTGTTCATCATAAGAATACCCAACACCAGCATATCTTTTTCTAAAAGAAGAATTATAAGAAGTTTGTTTCCAAACATCATTAGTTTTATATAAATGATTTATAAAATCTACACCAAGTTGTTCTTGTTCAACTCCATTATCATCTGTAATTACAGAATTATTAATAGAGATTATTTGTTCTACTATATTTCCAGCACCTAATTTTGCAAAATAAGCCATATACTATCCTGTTATACTTCCTGAATCGTTATAAACTAATATTGTATCTGCACCACTTGTTGTAACAGTTGGCGAACCTGTTGTAGTACCAGAATAATTAGCAGTTGCTATACGAAGTATCACAACTCCTTTTCCACCACTTCCTCCAGTTACAGTTCCTCCATTATTTTCTCCACCACCTCCACCACCACTTCCAGTATTAACAGTACCATTTGTTCCATTCAAAGAACCACCAACTCCACCATTTCCACCACCACCAGTTCCACCAGTACCACCTGATGATGTTGTAGAACCTCCACCTCCACCTGCTCTTGTAACTGAAGAACCTGTTATAGAAGAAGCTAATCCATTTCCACCATTACCACCTGCACTATTACCTGAACCATTTCCACCTACAGCAGAAGCACCTCCACCTCCACCTCCTGTGTTAGTTGCACCACTACCACCATTACTACCTTGTAAAGCTGTACCAGAACCTCCACTACTAGGTGATCCTCCACCACCTCCTGAACCTCCATTCCCACCACTTGTATTGCTCGTTCCTCCTCTACCACCTCCATCAGAGGTTACTGTAGTAATATCAGAACCAGAAATACTACTATTATTTCCTACAGTACCATTTCCATTAGAACCACCAGCACCACCAGCACCAACAGTTATAGTGTAAACAGTTCCTTTATTAAAACTTAAAGCAGATAAAGAAGAACTATTAGCACCAGATGATTCTGTTAAATAAGAATTTTTATATCCACCAGCACCTCCACCACCACCACCTCTTACACTTGAAGCATCTGTACCTGCACCTCCTCCACCCCCTCCAGCTATTACTAAAAATTCTGCATTATAAGGAGGTATTGGTGATAAAGCATCTGTTCCTTCATTAATTCCTGAATAAGCTAACCAACCTTGTGTTGAATCTATATAAACTAATCTTGCACCTTCTCTTTCCCCAGTTAATTGTAAATTAACTACTCCACCTTCTATTTTATTTCCATTAGGAGAAATAGTAAGTGCATTAGTATCAAAAGTTCCTGCATAATCTAAAACTATAACCTCATCTCCAGCACTTGGAGTTGCAGGTAATGTTACTGTGAATGCTGAAGAAGTTGTATTACAAAAATATCCTTTATTAGCAGTTGCAGTAAATCCTGTTGTTTTAACAGATGTGTCCCAATCAGCAGTTCCATCAGCAGTTACAGTTACAAAAGATAAAACTCCTGAACCATTTGTTTGAAGAACTTGACCAGAAGTTCCATCAGTTGCAGGTAAAGTAAAAGTTAAATCAGCACTAACACTAGCTGGTGCTTTTAATGCTACATAGTTTGTTCCATTAGCTGTTGTTTCTCTAAAACGAATTTCTTTTTGATTGTCTATAATTAAATTTACTGTTGTTGTATTTACTGAATCTGAAAGTGTTAAAACTGTTCCTGTTGCAGTTGTTGATAGTCCAGTAATTGATACTGTTGAATCCAACCAATTTACTGTGTTAGCAGAATGGTCAATAGTTGCTAAAGAAATGTCGTCAGCACCATCATAATATTTTAATGTAGGTGTGGTTGCAGAAGTTGTGTCTAACCAAAGCTGACCAGCTACTGCACCTGTTGGTCTTGATGTTCCTGAATTTGTTGTTTGAATTGCTGATAGTGCATTATTAATATCTGTTCTTACTGCTGGGAATGTAGCATTAGAAATAATGTAATCGTGTTGTGCCATAATCTATCTAGTAACCTTTAGCTATATAATCAAATGTTTTTGATATTCCAGTACCAGAACTATTTTTAAAAGCTACTGAAAATCCTGAAGTAGTTTTACTTGTTAATTCAAAAAAATCTCCAGTCGCCATGCCTTGTGCAGTAATACCAACTGCATAATTAGCAGAATAGAATGGTAAAGTAAAGGTAACTGAGTAAGTTCCTGTTCCTGAAACAATATCATTACCACTAAATATTCTATCTGGCATATCAACTGTAACTGATAATGCTGTAACAACTGGAGTGGAAACACCATCTAAAGAAGATAATCTTAATCTAAATTTATAATATCTAGCTGTGTAATCTCCAATAACAAAGTTTCTAAACGAAGTATAAGTTATATTATCATCAGAAGTTGCAATTTCTAAATGTGCATTAGTAAATGTTGGTGCATCTCCATCAAATGAACCAGTTGCATCATCAAATAAAGTAAATCCTCTACCACTATCAAATAAATCAGTTACGTTTTCTGCATATTGAGTTATTGAAGCTGTAACCCTTGATGTAAATACTGCACCTAAATTTATTGGTGCTGAAAATAAATAAACACCTTCACTTGCTAAAGATGTGATTCTTATTTCTCCACCAGATAAAGTTAAATTAGTTTTAGTTCCTGAAAAAGTAGGAGATTCTGTTTGTGTAGTAATAGCATTAAAATTACCAATACTTAATAAGTTCGTAGCTATAATAGATTCATTTACAGATAAGTTACCAGCTTTATCTACTGCCTTAATTAAATAAGAACCAACTCTTGCTGGAACTGTAACTGAAGTAGCTGGTCTTGCAACCTTCTCAACTAAAGAAACTGAGTTAATCCAAGAAGCACCACTTGTTTGTGTTGAATATCTTATTTGATAATAAGCTAAGTCTAAATCTGGTATTTGTTGCCAAGATAAATGTGCATCTTGTCCAACTATGTTACAAGCAAAATCTTCAACATCACTTGGCAAAGCAGTTCCACCAACGATAGTTCTAGTTGCAGAAGTATAATTAGACTGAACTCCTAATGTGTTAAATGCTTTTACTCTTACATTATAAATTAATCCATCTACTACGTTTAATATTCTATGAAATAATCCTGTAACCTGACCAGCAATAAGATAATCTGTATCTGTACTTAGTTTGTATTCTACTTGGTAGTAATCTACAAAGTTATCTAATGATGCACCAATGGTTACATCTAAAGCAGTAATAACAACTCCGTCTGAGTATTCTATTAATTGGTCATCTAAAGTAACTGATACTGGTGCTGTAACAGAAAATGGATTAGGAAGTATTGTATCAGCTATTGTAGGTGCTTCGCTTTTTTCTTCCCAAGTATAAAAATTATCTTGATGTTCTTCTAAGCCAAGAGTTACTGTTGAATCCGAATTAATAGCTAAAGACATTACTCTAAATGGCTTGGCACTAAAACCTGCTGTATCGTAAGTAGCTGTAACTATATCTCCAATAGATAAATTAAGTGCTTCTGAAGTTACTGTTACTTCTGCTTTTAAATTGTTTCTTGATCTCTTTAATATGTTCTCGCAAATTTCTTCAGCTTGATATGGAGAAGTTACTTGTAACATATCAAAACTTCTTTCAAGTAAAGTATTGTTATCATCACTTAACATTGTTGCGTGTTGATCTTCTACTGGTAATGCTGAATCATCAAATGGTGGAAAAGAAACTGTATCTGATTGATAATCTTTTTCTGGGTTTGTAAATGTTCCTATAACTCGGTTATACTTTTCAGATTTACTTTCACCTTGTAATTTAACTTCGCTTACAACATTATCTTTAGTTAATAGTAATTGTGAACTTCCTGAACCTTCAATAATAATTTTGTATTTACCTTGTGTGTAATTAAAGATTGCTCTCATTGGTACTAAGAGTTCTCTTACATTTTCTAATACTTTTTTTTCACTATCTATAACTGCATTTGTCTCAAATAAGTTTATGTCAGCAGTTGCACCTGAATAAGGTGTAACTTGTGTATCGCAAGTATTTGCAGAAGTTTTAAATGTATCGTAATTAGTTTCAAAGGCATCATTAGGTAATCCTTTTCCATATCTGCTATTTCTTAAATAATCTAAAAGAACTAATGATGAGTTTGCAGAATAAGCCCAAGTAGAAGCTGTGTCTTGTCTATGTGAACCAGAACCACCTTTAGTAGAATCTAATCTAGGGTCATAAATCTTTTTACCTCTAACAGTTACTCTAACTTCAGGTAAACCATTAAAAGCATCTTGATTCCATTTAAACCTTAAAGCAACATAAGCAAGACCAGATAGTTTATGATCTGATGTCCAGTTAGTTGTCTCATCAAGTAAAGAAGAAGCCGATTGATTGTCTAATCCAAAAAATGGTTGAATAGATATTAAAGATTCCCCACCTTTATAATAGTTGGCATCTCCACTAGATACTCCTCTTATAGTTCCATCAGTTAATGAACCATCAAATGTTACTAGTTTATCATCAACGTAAACTTCATCTATTGCAGTAATACCTGCACCACCACCTTCGCATAATACTCCTGCTACATAAAGATATTGATTATCAGCACCAGAACTTTCAACAAATACTCTAGTTAATCCTACTTGTCTTTTTCCATACACAACAGGAATAGGATTGTTGTTAGAATCTTTATTTACTAATGTTCCTT